TCACACCACTGACTCAACCAGCTTTCGCCAATCAAGTCCGGCGGCATGGAGCCACCAGCAGGTGTCGCTCTCCAATTGGAGGAGTAATCGTCTCTCCGATTAGTCACACCACTTGTCAACCAGTTGCATAGCACTGGAAGCGTTTGGCTCCATTTGGAACCACAGGTGTCGCTCGACGCTATTGTCTCTGTCTCTCCAGAGTGTCACACCACTCGTTTGCGCCTACGGGTATGGTGGCCCAAGGTCGGCAGGTGTCGCTGGTAGGGGGACTAGCTTGAGAAGTCAAACTTGCCGAGACCCAGCGGGTTCCCGACAACAAGACCGCAGACGGCTTCTACAACCCGAGCAGGACCGCCACCGAAGTCAGGCAGCGATTGCACAGCGGCTACGTTTCCGCCGTAGCGGACTTCGATCAAGTCCATGTTCAGGACAAGCCCCTTGTATGGGGTCACCGTCCATGCGCCGCCACTGATTGTTCCAAGGAACACCGTGGGGTGCAGCTTGACCGTACCGAAGTCGCCTTGGAACACGTCCACGGACTGGATGTAGGTTTCAGCAGCAGCGTCACGCTGGAAGGTCTGCACTTTGGTTGCGCCAGCAGCCAAAACTCCAGCAGTGGAGGTTGTAGTCAACTGCGAGGTTCCAAGCAGGCTTGTAAATGCACGCTTGAGGTCGGTGCCAACAATTGCGTCAAACGAGCGATACTGACCAGTCTGGTTGTAGATGCTCTTCAGCAAGCCTTGCACGTCAAGGTCCGTCAATCCACTAGATGCACCAGTAAGGATCGAATCGGAAGGAGTGCGGAACTGTGAAGGGATGTCTCCGGGGGTTGGAGTTCCTGTGCCAGCGGTGCTGATCCATGTCTGGATCCCTGCCGTAAGGTAGGGAACGGAGCCGTTGTCCTGTTGCGCGGTTTGGTTGGAACAAAGTGTCGTTTCAATCGAACGCTTGCACTGAAGGATCGACTTGGACACGTTGTACGCCAACTCATCGCGCACGCCTGCCACTTGAGCAATGTCAGTGGAAAGCTTGGACACGCGAACGGCGTCCATGCGGAACACCTGAGCGTAATTAGCCAGCTCGGCGCGATAGCCTACATCCCAGTTGGTGTAAGTGCTAACGTCCGTGCCGTCAATCGTGCCGCCAACTTTTGGCGCAGGATTGCTGTCTGCCTGCCAACGGAAAAACATGTTTCCGGGCTTGCTGCCCTTACGGGCCATAGACGTGAATGGCGTGTCTTTTGCATCGACAAGCGCAATCATGTCCATCAAGTCTTCGCGTTTACCGCGACCGCTAAGATTAGGTTCAGTTAGAAGTGCCATAAAACTAAATAAGTTGAGTTGGGTTGTTGAGTTAAAGGGGCTTACACAAACCCCATTGCTTTTACTAGGTCACTCAATCCATCTCTGCTTGAAGTATCCTTAAGGAAGGACTTTTGAGCCGTCTTAGTATCATCCTTGCTTACGCTTGGAGCTGCCTTTGGCGCAGGTTGAGATGGGGCGCGTTTAATCGGAGCCGTTGATGTTGGTTTAGACTTTTTTTCTGTATAAGCCTTCAACCCCTCCACAACTATTCCAGCTAAATGCTTCCAATCTGGCCTGCGTTTAATCTCTGGAAAATCTCGCGCAATTGCCATTGCCGCTTGATACTCCTGAGATTCGGGCTTTTTATACCAAGGAAAATCCTGCAAGATTAAAGGTTCCGCCATTTGCTGTTGTTGCAAATATTGGTATCTAATTGGAATTTCAAGATCTTTATGCTTGATTGCGGCAGACTTCATGGCCTGAACTTGCTTTGAGGTTACCTCAAGCATTTCTCCATTTGGCATTGGTATTTCTCCGCCATCTGGATTTTGTTCACACCAAACAATTACATCTACGGCTTGTTTGAAATGTTTTTCCAGCTCTTGAGCTGAATTAATATTTTCAAACGAGTTGTTGATATCTTGCCTTACAGCAGGCGCAGAAGCTTTTGCCGCTTCCAACTCTTGCTGCATTGAAATCAATCGCTGTTCCTGTTCTTGCAATTTAACCTGAGCGGCCTTTTTTGCAGCAACCAACTTGTTGATGCGCTTCTGGACGCCTCGGCTTAATGGACTTTCAGGTTCACTTTCTTCATCAATGGACTGATCGGCTTCCACTTCAGTTTCAACTTCAGGGTCAGCTTCTGCTGTCTCTTCTGTTTCTACTTCAGGTTCGGCCTGCTGCTCCTCTTTGGCTGGAGCCGCCTCCTCCTCGTTTAGGAAATTAGATTTAACAAAATCAGCTAAGCTGTATTCGTCAACCTTTCCGAGGTTATTTGCAACGGGTGTACTATCTGCCTCCTGACTCCCGGCGTCAGGCTGTGTATTTGTGTTATTCATGCTATATTGGTAGCAAGCCCTTTTAATTCAATCCAGTAACGCTGGAAGGCCCGTTAGTGGCGTTATGCCAAATCTTTTTCAGGAGTCAAGCCATTTAATTGTCTAGCTTGTTTTCTTAATTCAATAAGCGTGCTTAAAGCCAGATTAATTCCGTCAGCCTGCCCAGCCGCATGTATTCTATCTTCTCCTTTGCAGTCTTTACTTATAGCAAGCATCCAGTGCTGTTCTTGTAATTGCTCAAGAACCTTGCATGTTTCTGACCAAATAATGTTTTTCCCTGAAAATCCAAAAGCGTTCTTTTGATCTTCCGTCATATTACTGTTGCGCCTCCTGCTGTGCCACTGGCGTTACTCCAATCCGGCCAATTTGCGCGTTTTGTTGTTGCATAACAGACATTTGCAGGCTCTTAATGTAGTTCTCAAACAACGCTTTAAAGTTCTCGTCCTGCTGAAGAGCCGCCTGCGCTTTCGGGTTGGCCTGCATCACCTGCTGCGCGTATTGCAGCTTGGTCTGTGCAGCCGGGTCGTTTTCTTGGTATAGCGCCTCGTTGCCGAGCAGCATCATGCCAATGTCTGACTGCACATCTTTAAACATCTGCCTGCTGGCATCTTGCGGATTAAGAATCAAGTCTTTTGCCACTTCTGGAGCAACGGCCTGAATCATCATCTCAGTGAGCTTGTTTCTGTTTAAGACTCCGCCAGTGTCAAGTTGTGCAACCTTGGTAAGGAAATCAATCTTCTGCGCAATGTACTCTTTATCGAGATCCATCACGTCAAATTTGACCGTTAAATCAAACTCGTTGTGGATGTCAGACAAGTTTTGCGGCAGTTGGCCTCCAGTAATGCGCTGGATCTCAACAGGGGACATGTACTGGCAGCACAAACTAAACATCTGCCGGAAGATCGTCCGCCAAGTAAGCAGCCAAGTGTTTACCAGCATCTGTTGAGCAAGCTGTGTTTTGCGTGGATCAACATTAGGATTAACCGTACCAAAGTAAGCGGCATGGCTTGCCTCGACTTGTTTAATCAGCTCAAAAGCAACATTCGGCTCGCGAGCTGGAGGATCCATGAACGTGTAGTCCGTTGGACTTACGACAGGTAGCTGGACTCCGGGCCCAACTCGATTAATGGCTCCAATGCGTTTGACGACTTTGATGGGGGGAAGAGTCGAGAAGGCAGTATGATCCCGGATGGAATCGTGCTGCGCTTTGATTTCATCTTGATCCGTGTGTGCAAGCTCAGGAACGCCGCGAGTATCAGTAATGGCACGGCGGATGCACTCACGACGGAACTCCACAAACGGATACTCTCCGTGCGCGTAATCGAGTCTTTCATGGATAGCATACGAAATTTTTTCTTTAGGGTGATCCACTGCCGCCTGCGGACAGATAACCGTGTAGTAGATGCACGGAGCCTTGCCGTCCAGACTCTTGGTGTAGCAGTACACCACCTCAATCATGTTCTGGTAGTTCAGCCCATTGTATACAAGAAGCTCAGTGCTTGGCAGGATGTTCGTGTTGTACATCGTGCTGCTCTTGCCAGCCATCTGCACAGCCAGTTCCACCCAGTCTTTGTTCCAGCCTTCTGTCGTGATTTTCTCGCGAATTTCCACTTCAGACATCCACGTCCGCCGAAAGATTACACGGGATCGCTGTAAGTCTGCCGTCTCAGGTGGAACAAGAACTTCATCCCAAGGCTTAAGGGCGATGATCTCAGGCAAGTTTTTGCTGATATACTCTTCATCTCTAGAGGATACTCCAGTAGTGGCAAGTTCTTTAACCATTCGCTTTGCCTCGCGGGCGGTCAGGCCGGAAATTGTAGCCTCAAGAATAGCCGCAGCCTCATCAGACTGCTGCATGATCAAGTCCGGCAACTGCATGAGCGTCGGGCTCTGTGACTGTTGCGCTAAGGCAACAATCTCATTCATCGTAACAGGCTGCTCGCGTTTGCTGATGTTTTGCCTCCAACCTACAAAGAAAGCCGTCCAGCCGTACTGAAAAGCGTACTGCGCCCCAAGCTCAGCCTCCCTGCGAAGCTCAAGCGGCATCTTATTGTCGCGAACCCAATGCAAAAGTGTTGTGGCTATGCCGCTAATCGACATATCCTGCATTTCAACCTCGCTTGCGCGAATTGTTGCACGCTCAAATGCCGTTACCAATAGCGACGAAAGCTCGTTGCAGGTAGAATCAATTAAACGGTTACGAACGTCGCTGGCACCTTCAAACGGCCATGCCGGGTCACCTTCGTTACGCAAATTGCTGTGTTTTTTCCCGTCATCACTTTGGCCAGCCCACCGAGCAAAACGCACGTCATCAAACTTCGTCGTCAGGTTGCCCTGCGTCGAATTAATCATTGCGCGATTGTACTCGCTCAACAGATCCCCCACGTCA